GTCTCACAATCAAATAGATTATAAGTGATTTACCTGATGCAGTAGGTGAAAGCAACAATGCTCTCTTGTTTCTCATTGCATGAATAAAAGCTACCTTCTGGTATTCTCTTACTCCAATTGGCTTTCCGCGTGAATGTAGATCCAATTCTTCAATGAATTTGTCTGCATGATATACAGGATAATCTTCAGTTAAATCTGGTCGTGGTTCTCCATACTCAATAGTATACTTACGTTCATTACAAAAAATTTCAACGTATGGTATCAGTCCATGATATAACTCATAAGAACGCAAATCAAAAAGACGAATTTTTCCGTCCCAAATTCTGTTGCGAAAAGCAGGAGTGAATTGGTATCCCGGTACAAAGAAGGTAAAGTATTCTGATAGCTCTTGAGCCATCCCTCGGTCACATTGTATTTTAACATACGATTCATTCTTTTTTGTTATTTTATAATCAGTTGCCACCTATGAAACGTTCCCATGAGATATAATCCTTGAGTTGATATGTTCTGCTTTTCAACTCTTGCATTATTGATTCACAAATAGAAACGGCTTCTTCGTGGTATATTTTCTTCTCCAATAACTTAATTAAGTCTTTATCGGATTCGATATACTTCTCCACACCCAGTCTTGTCTTGATATTAAGTAAGAATGGTTCCCAGCCGTATTCCTCTAGTTCTTCTTGTGATAGTGAACCGTTATAATATTCTTCTTTCACCTTGCGCATACGTGCATAATCAAAGTTGATTCTTTTAACGGCGAGCCTATGCTTCACCAGAATTTTCAAATATTTGTTATGTAAGGTCGGTATCTTTAGAATCTCACGACCTGGTTCCGTAGAATCAATGACAGAATCTGCGTCCCATAACTTCATAATTTCTTCAAGTGTATTCATAATATAGTCCTATTTCAGTTTATCTTTTCGATTTCAAAGTTGTCGAAACGAAATGTTGCCGTAGCATTTAGATGATTATCCGCTGATAGCTGTGTATCAAACTGGAGTCCCGAGATTGAGATCGGGAATACGTTCACATATTTGATACGTATTTTTGGGTTATTTAGGTTAGAATATATCGTCAAGACAGCTTGTACACCAGTCTTTCGGTATTTATTACCAATTGAGTTATCTTTCAACCAGTTATAGATTTCTGTCCATGCAGTAAGTTCTTCGTTCACCAAGAATGTCATGTCCAGAGTTTCGTATCCAATACGAGTACCTGGTTTATACAAATCTAAATTAGGTGACGGTTGAATTAATTCTTTAACATTGGCACCAGGAAGATTTACTTGTTGACAAAAATACACAGTATCGGATACCTCGGGAAAGGTGATCACGAATTTTGTGGGTTGTAACGGGTTTGTATTCTGAGGTTTGTTAACTAATATACTCATTTTATCTCCTATTGCTCCTATTTAGGAATAAAAAAAGAGGAGCATTTCTGCTCCTCTTCTAAATTACCACTCTTAATGGTGGCTCTACATTACATTAAGTTCGCTACGCGGAAAATGCGGTAGTATGTGTTGCGCTTAGAGTACAACTGACCATTGTCAACGTTAATGCCGCCAGCAAATGGGTTTGCAACCATGCCGTAACGAGTCTTAAAGCCGATCTTTGGTTGGAATGTGTACTGGTCAACTGCGCGAACCATTTGCAATGGAACGTATGGGCAGTAGAACAAACCAGCGTCATAAGGTGAAGAACCTTTGTAGCCGATTGTACACAATTCTTGGTTGCTTGTGTAGCCACCGAAGTATGGGTCGATGTAGACCTTGATACGACCGTGTAGCAAACCAGCAAATGTGTTGCCTGTATCGTCAACTTGTAGGTCAGCAGACAAAGCTGGTGTGTATTGCAACACGCCTGCCATAGCCATAGCTGATGCAACGTCTGATGAAACGATCAGAACGTTACCCTTACCGCGACGAGTTTCTTTAGCGATAACGTTAGCATCGCGTTCGATTTGGAAAATCAAACCTTTGAAACGTTCAACTGACCAACGACCGTTAGAGTCTGTGTCCAAGTCGAATGTACCAGCAGTTGTTGTACCGAACTGAGCACCGTTCTTAGCAACAGTGTAGATTGTGCGGATAACTTCGCGGTTGATTTCAGCCAAGATTTCTGTTGACAGAATGTTTGACAATTCTGTTTCAGCATCCAAACCGTGGATAGCTTTCAAGTCTTGAGCAAGTTCAAGAGAGTACTCTGCCTTCAAAGCGCGGCTTTGTGCAGTAACAGTAACTTTCTCGATAGAGAATGCCATTTGACCGAACTGAGTGTTACCATCTGAACCCAAGTATTCAGCAGTGCTTGTTGGCATGCCGATACCAGTTGTGAAGGTGTTAGCAGTTGTGAAACCGTTACCAACTGGGTTAGTGATTGTATCACCTGTTGTGTTGTTTGCGAAACCGAAACGGTTTGTGTCTGAACCGATACCAGTGAACTGGGTGTTAGCTTCGTTGAAGAAAGCTTCTTTACCAGCAGCTTGCATGTCTTGACCATACTTAGCGCGCATTGCGAAGATCAAGCCTGTTGGGCCTGTCATTGGCTGAACGCCAGCAACGTCATAAGCGATCAAGTTAGGCAACGCACGGCGTACCAAAGAGATCAAGATTGGGTCGAAGTTTTGAACACCACCGCCTGTAGCGTTCGAAGGACCGCTTGAAGCTGTTTCGTTCAACATGCCCATTTGAGCACGGTCAGAAGCCATAGCTTGTGACTGGTTCTCCAATACCATAGCTGTAACAGCTTTCTTGTATGGATCTTTAATAGCATCTAATTCTGGGTGCTCAAGGATTGGCGCCCATTTTTGCTTTAGTTCTTCAGATAAAAACATCTAATTTACTCCTGTGATTGTTTTAAGTGTATGGTTATTTATTTAACCAAGTTTTTAGAGATTGACTTAGCGGCTGCATCGATCAATGGGTCATGAGAAACTTTGTTGCTCTTAACTTCTTCGATCTCAACGCCTTCTTCGAGAACAGACTTTTCAGCAGGCTTAACTGTTGATGGAGCATATGCTTCAACCAATTGTGATAGCTTTTCACTGAATTCTTCCTCGGTCGTGAACTTGACATTCTCTGCGAGTGCCTTTAGTTTTTCTACCTGGGTCTGTGTGAGACCTTCGCAAACTGCTGCGATTGCCTCGTTTTTCTTGTGCTCTTTAAGTTCTTTTTTGTACTCTTTAGCACGATTCATTTCTTCGTTTAGTTTGCCTTCTAGGGACTCAACCTTAGCTGCAAGTTCTTCAACGATATCAACTTTGTCTTCTGGAATGTCAATGTAGTGTTCTGTGAACAAATTGCGCATACCAACGATAAAGTCTTCAACGATTTCAGCACGTAGACCTGTGTCAATTGCCAATTCGTTTTCTTTCATCCATTCTTCTACCATGTAGTTTAGGTAGTCGTCGATTTTGGTTGCAAAATCTTCTTTTACTTCTACTAGAGCTTCGTCGAATTGTTCTTGCAATTCAGCTTGTACGCTCTCAACGATAGCATCAACGCGTGTCAATACAGCAGCTTCAAAAATTGTAGTTGCTTTAGAAACGAATTCTTCTGATAGGTCTTCACCTGCCAATAGAGCATCGATATCTTCTTTCAAAGACAACTCAACTTCTTCGTTCTTTTGACCACCGTAAGACTGAATGCCTACGCCGTTCTTATTCTTTTCCATCTTCTGTACAGCAGGCTTACCTTCTGGAGCATCTGCTGGAGCACCTGCGGACTCACCTGGTTGTGGAGCCAACTTGTGCATTGGTTCTGAACCTACTGGTGGGGTTGCGCCTGGTGGTGTAGCAGTTGGAGCACCTTTGGTTGCAGTTGGTGCACCATCAGTTGTCTTAGTAACTTCTGTACCGATATCGCCAGCATCTTTAGTGCCGTATGCGACTTCTGTGCCTAATTTTTGAGGCTTATCTTGTTTACCTTTAGCAGATGCGATACTCTTGTTTAGAATATCAGCGGCAGCTTCAGACAAATTGAACTTCTTAACCATTTGAAAATCTCCTTGGTTTTGTATGTTGGTATTTATAATTTAAAGTTTTTTCAGGAAGTTTTCGAAGATTTGCATACTGACGATCTCGATATCTTTACGAGAAGCTTTAACGATTTGTTCTTTAGCTTCTTCTAAATGCATCTCTGTCCATCTGCCATCTACTAGCATCCACTCTTTTCCTTCCATGATACCTTGTACGAAAGCACCAGGTGCGGAAGGGTCTGCTACAATATCCGCCGCTGTGGCAAGATAAAAATCGGGTTGAACAACGTTGACTCCGTTGACCATTTTTAAAGAGCCCATACCTCTAGA